AATAAAATATTCCCACTTAAACCAGTAAAAAAAAGAATGGTATAATTTATTAGATTTTAAACGATTATCGACTTTTCTTAATAAAATAGTTAAAGGAATAAGCGGAATTTTTATAAGAATCGGGAGTAAAAACATTTCAACACAAATGGCTGAAATAAAGAAAATGAAATAATAAAGAAAATTCATAAAGAAAGTAATTTGCAAGCTAATTTATTTGAAAAAGTTAAGATGAGAAAATTTGATTAACATTATTTTCGTTTATTTCTTGTCCACCAAACAGCGCCTTATTAAGTTCGTTAAGTGTCAATAGAGGTAGTTTTTCAATATTGCTCATATCAAGCTTGAAAGTAGCATTATTATTTTGAACTAAGATATAAAAGCTATGCTTTTCATTTCTTCTAGGGTCTTCGAGTTCTTCAGGACGGTCTCCGAGAGCTTTTATCAAATTAGCGTGTTCCATGGCGATAACTTTCAAAGCTTGAGGGTTACCGTTATTACGGCATTTTTCGATGTTGCGGACTATGTCGTTTATTAGCCAAGTCTGCCAGAAGTCGAAATTGAAGGTGTGGATGGTATTGAATAATCTTACTGCCAGATGTGAATCTTCGTATGCCTGAGTTCTCGAAAGATGTGGGTATTTTGCCTGATGGATTGCAATAGCCTGCTTCTGTATTGGGTTTTTGTCAAGCACTTTTGCCAGGGAAATGACTCGATCCATTATTTCCTGGTGTTCATCGGAGAGTGGTGAGTTATCCGGTTCCAGGATATGTGCTTTGATTGCTTCGTATTTGTGGTCTTCGAGGGCTTTGCGGCTCACTTAATTATAGATTTTATTTCCTTTTAAGCCGTTGTCTATCAAATTTCTGAGCCATTTTGTAAAATGAGTTTCAGAACCTTTTGAGGCGGCATATGCATTAGCAAGCATTTCCAAATCATTTACGACAAATCCAAAATTAACTTTTAAGATAACTGAATTTGTTTCAGTATTAAATTTTTCAACTTCGGTTAGCCAGGTATAATAAGGTGAATCTTCATGAAAACCGTGTTGTTTAAATTCCTGAGTATTTTTAAAATTTAATAGTTCTGAGTATAGCTTTTCGAATTGTTTTTTTACATCTTTATAGTTCTCGAAATTGTACTCAATAGTTTGATTAGTATTTTTCGAAACATAGTGATCTCTGTATTCTTTATATTCTGATATCCACATATTGCCAAGAAAGAAGATACTTAAAATACTCGCCAATTTCATTTTATCACGCACAATTCCAACAATTGCAATTATACTGGCAAAAAATAGAAATATAATAAGATAGCTAGAAAATCCAATTCCGATAAAGAAAGTTAATAAAGAAGAATATCCAAAAGGAGATGAAACAAAATCATTAGTGCAGAAATGATTAAGTTTTTTAAGAAACCTATCTTTTAACATTTTTCAAATATTTGTTATAAAATTACAAAGAATTATTCATGCTTTGATGTATTTAACCAAACAATCATTGTTTGTTGGGCGGGGGTTGAGCCGTTGAGGGCGGCTTGCTGGACGGCTTTGCGGAGTTCGACATCGGAGGAGAAGCGGCCGGCCATGTATGCTTTGTAGGCATTGGTGGTTTGGGATTTGATTAGGTTGGCAAAGTCATCTGGATCTACTTCTATATTTATGGCGATTTCTTCAGGGGTGAAGAAGAGTCCGGCCATGTTTTGGATTTCGGTTAGTTGATCGGGGGTGAATTCCATTTGATTAGTATTTCGTCAGGGATTATTGGGATTGATGATATTGGGTTATGATGTGTTATATGTTGATTTCGCTTGAATTAAGATAGAAATTGATTAATTTCTAATCAGGATTAGTGGATTTGGTTTAGCTGATATTTCCACATTTGACTAAGGCATTTGATTAGTTATTAATCAGGGTTAAGTTGTTCCTCTTTGAAATGCATCGTTGAGATTTTTAAGATCGAATTGGAATATAGAGGGATCGGTGAAAATGATACCTCGTTCCATTTTCGGGTTATCTGTTGCGTTCTGGCTGGTGACGATGCTTATTTGCCAGTTATCGTTATAGATGATTGCGGTTTTGGCGTGGATGGAAGTGCAACGGTAGTTGAACATGGTGGAGATGAGTTGGAAGGGTTTGGGGCTGATTGATCTTACACGATTGTCCAGGATTACTCTGAATGATAGGATTTGTTTCTTTTCAATGAGGTTGTGAAGCTGGTTAATGGACTTGGTTGAAAAGGAATATGAAGTCATGAAAACATGGGCCGGGCCTAGTTGCTTTAGCAAATAGACAATGAGCCTCACCAGGTTGAAGTTACCAAAACTGTAATAGTGCACATTCTTTCCCATTTGGATAGTTCCAATGGCTTTAGTTAGTTGGATGTCCTTATCTGAAACAAAGATTGAGGAAAGATTTTCATCATTGGACATAGCCTGGATTGGCAATTTTATATTCTTATGCCGCTTCTTACCTGGCAAAGGTTTAGGTGCGGTGGCTTTTATGGTTGATAGATTTACCAGCATTTTTAATTGTTATTGATACCTACAATAATGAGAGGGTTGGTTTTTAGCTGATTTGCAGGATCTTGTTTTAGAACATCGAGAGTTGTGTATATGGTTTTGCCTGTTGTGAGAATATCATCGAACAAGATTAGTTTAGAGCCATTGGAAATTGGTTTGAGCTGGAAGAATTCAGGCGTGATTTTATTCTTGTTTTTTGCCCCGACTACATCTTCCAGAAAGTGAATACCGGTTTCAGCGGCAGTGATTTTGATTACCTCTGATGCAAAATGATAACCGAGCTTTTCAGTATGCGCCCGTTTTGGAGTGGTAATGATTGTCCATAAAGTGGGATCGGGGAGAAAATATTTAAGAAGATTTGTAAAGATGTTTGCCAGAATTCGCGCATTTGCGATGTTGCCCTTGAAGGCTTCAAGATCATAGGCTTTATAGAATGCATGGAAAAAAATAGTTTTCCTTGAATAAAGCCCATATTTAGTATATCCCTGGGTGATATCCTGCTCCAGAATGAGATTATCAGTCTCATCTTCATAAGCCTGGGAGGGAGTTGAAACAACAATATCGCTGGTTTTTATTAGCAAGGTTCTGGATTTATTCTATGGTTAACGATTACTCATTGACTGAAAGAAGTTTATAATCGATAGCCTCAATTTGCTGCAGGCGATCCTTAACACGGTTTTCAAGTTTAATACGCTTCGGCCCAGTGGGCATTGGAGTAGGCTTAGTGCCTTTCTTTTCATCCTGATAATCGAGCATATTCTGATCCTTGACGTTTGCAGACTGAAGATTCTTTTTAAGTTTTTTAAGCTCTTTAGCAGAATCGGGCAAAGGTTTTTCTTTAGGTTCGGTTGAAACCGGAGTAACTGGTGGGAAGAGAACTTCCATATTTGGTTTTAAGCTTTTTAAGTAAAAATCTTCTTTCGCCTGGAAGAGAAGATCTATACGAGGGGAGAGGAGTGCAATAGAATCGGACAGGTTTTTGCGTTGTTTAACAGTACCCGGTTGGTTATCTTCAGGCAAATTAGCCATTTGCTCATGTAACTGTGACCTGAGCATAAATAGCTTTGAATGCTCCTTAATGATACGCTGGATATTCTCGGGCAATTCATTAAATTGATCCTCAGACTGGGTTCTTAAAAATGACGGAATGTCCTGAAAACCGGTTCCAGTTGAATCATCGGGGGAGGTGGTTGAATGGCCGTTTTGCCCATCTTTGTCATCGGCTTGACCAGGATTGGGTTTATTCAATAAACAGGCATCGGCATAACTTGCAAAAGGGATTCCGGCCTCCTTACAAAGCTCATAAAGAAGTTTAGAAGAATAACGATGCTGGCGGTTGGTGATAACCTTTATGAGCTGCTTATGACGACCAGTACCGGAGAGAATATTCAGACCAGTTTGATAAACGCAACCATTTTCAATCCATTGAAGTACTGTATTTTTCATGACGCAGTAATATTAAAAAAGCCCTTTTTAAGAGGGCTCTTAATTTTATTTAAGATGAATTCTTCGTTGCCCTTCTTTAGTTAATTCCAGGTAGGGAAAGCCAGACGTATAGAGCTGTTTGAGAGTTTCGAGCGGAAGCTTTTCGCGGAAATCCAGTACACCATGAGTGCGGGTTACTATACGTCCCGGCTCAATTCCCTTTAACCTGAAATATTTATGAAGAAGCATTATGGAGTTTGTGTTGCAAGAGATAAGGGTACACTACCAGTGTATAAATACACATTAGCTGTTTTGTAAGTAAACTCCATGCTAATACCACGGCGACCAGCGGTTTCCTTGGCTGTACCGGCACCATCGGGGGAGCCAGCGAAGACTGCAGGACGAAGACTGTCTCCCATTAAATACATGTTACCGCTGTTGTCGGGAACAATAAACACAAGGTTTTCATTCTTGGCAGCATTCATGAAACCCAGGAGTTTGCTCGAGATACCAGGATGGAACATGGTAAGGCGCATGATGAAAGATTTGCCATCGAGCTCACCAACGGATTCAATTTTGAATTCGCCGGTATCATCAGTAATATAGAGTTCAAACATGCGTTTACCTTCTTTCATTAGAAGTTCGCCGGTAAGTTTGCCATTTTCGTCAATGGTGAGAGGCGTTTCAGGTTTAGTGGGCCATGTGGCAACATCAGCCTGGAATGCGAAGTACACTTTTTGGGGCAAGCCGCCCATGTTTTCGCCGTCTTTCAGTTCTTTAAGTATATCAGTAAAATCCATTAATTAGCTAGTTTGAAGAGTTATTAAATTTTCTGAGTATTAGTCCAGACAGCTCCGTTAACACCAAAACCGAGACCTTCCCACCAATCGCAATAAAAGCTCACATTCCTGCGATACTCTTCAATTTTAATATTGGTTTTATTCTTTGATTTCTTTGTAAGGTGAAGCAAGTTCATCTTTGGAGTTGCGAAAATGGTATCAGTTCCATTCAAGCTGGGTAATGCCTTTACTGACTGAGGAGTGAAATCGATATCAGAATTGATATCCCTGGAAGATTTATAATCGTAGAAACCTGAAGCACGTTTATCGCGATGATAAGCACGTACCCATTTTGGCGACATGCAAACATCCATTTGAATATGCTGGTAAGTCTCAGCAATACCATCGACAAAAGTTTCAATTTGATCGAAGATAGTAGTCTCATCCAGAGCACCCAGATTGATAGAATTCATGGAATCGTCATTAACACCACGTTGAAGCTGGACAATAAGACCATCCATAGACTTACCGGTATCACCTGCAGTGCCATTTACCGGAGCCTGGTAAACGCCCTTTCCGTACTCCTCAAGCTCCATATCAGAGTTGATTTTGGCGATATAACCCTGATCGGGGTGTTCAATGAGATACTTCACAAGAGGCCAGTCCTGACGGCTGACAGAAGAAGAAGAGAGAAATCCAAGCCAGGTGGCTTCAATATCATCGGGCCAGATATCTTCATCCACCTTGAAATGGAAGAGCTTCAGCTCGTTTGGCGTGAAAGCGGTGGCATTTTTGGGAGTCCAGCCTTTTTGAAAAGACTGTACTATCTTTTGGATAGTAAGTTGAGCCAGTTTGTAAACGGTGTCATCCGTTTTAACCGGAGTACAGATACCAGGGGTTACTAATCCCTGGGTGAGCATACTGAGAATTCGGTTCTTATTCTGACCGGAATTCTCATAGTATGCTCCGTAGGCAGTGATGATTTCAGATACGTCCATTGTGATGTGTTGGGTTAGTCGAGTTCTTTCATGTGAGGCAGACTGTTAAGAGTTTCCCAGTCAACGCCATCGTCCTTCATTTCGGGATCCTTCTTTGACTGAATACCTGAAGGTTTTACCCCGGGCTTCTGTGCCAAAAGCTCCTTTATTGCTGTTACTTTCCCTTCAATAGTTTCAGCACTGGCAACGCTAGAGCCAATATTATTAAGGGAATTGATGGCGTTTGTAAGATTAGTTTCAGCTGTTTGCTTGTCAGCACCGGCTTGCGAGGCTGTGGCAAGTTGCTGATCGATAGTATTGAGCTGCTCTTCATTCAGGTAGGTTCCTTCCTGGGAGTTTTCGAGCTTCTCAACTTTGAGTACCTTGTTCAGGTTTAAGAATTGCTTCATTTGAGGAGTTTTGGAGTTTTTAAAAAGATCGGTAAAACGAGCACTGAGTCGGTTGAAGAGTGAATCTTCATCTGTTGCCTGACGTTCAGGCAAAGGATATCCATTAGCCTGAAGCATAGCAACCAGATTTTTATCTTCAGCAAAATTTATAAGCTTGCCAGGGGTGAAGATCTCATCGATAAAATTCCATTCTTTGGCCTGCTGGGCATTTAACCAGGTTTCCTCTTTCATTAAATTGAGAATATCCTTCACCGGTTTGCCACTTTTGGTTGCATACATGCGGGCAATAACCAGGGTACTCTTAGCCAGTTCGTTTTTATCCTTCTCGAGCTGGGCAATAAGATCTTCAATTCCATCCTCGTTCATGTTTTCGAAAATGTCAATACCGATCATTGCCTTATGGATAAGGTACATTGAGTTTTGACTCATGCGGGTAGTTTTTGCACCCAGCGCCAAGATGGTTGCTGCACTGGCTACCATTCCGGTAAGTATAGCGGTGACTTTGCCGTGTTGAGCGAAGCGATCGTGAATGGCCATGGCATGGTCTACTGAGCCGCCCAAGCTGGAGATTTGTACTTCGATTTCTTCACTATCGGAGTCCTTTAGCATGTAGTTTACCCATTGTTTTGAGTAACCGTACTGGCCAATGTAGTTGTCAATGATTAAGGTTTTCTTTGACATTGCTGGAATTTTCCGGCAATGATAGAGGTCAAAGTGGGGGTAAGAAAGGACAAAGGGAAGGTGAATATATTAATAACTCCCTTCTCCATCCTTAATAATACTCAAATACAGTAGAATCAGTTAAATTTTTTTCTTTAAGCGGAAACCCTTGTGAAGAGTATGAAGTAATGTTATGTTGATAAACACGGGTATAATTATCATCACTTATTACAGTTTTAACCAGAGTATTATTCTTATTTAAGTATGAAATAAGTAAATCTAGTGAATATGCATTGCTAAATAGTTTGGAATAAATATACTCAATTGGCCAGTGTTGAGAAGTAAAATAATTTTGCTTAGCATCATATTCATAATGAGTAGTAGAGAAATGCTCAATAACATTATTATAATTAGAAGAAAAATACCTGTCGACCTGTATACAATTCCCATTATTCCATTTTAATGAATCTTCCGTAAAGCTCCATTCATCATTGTGGTTCCATCTAAAATATCTATATGCATAGATAATATTCCCCTCATCATTATAAAGAATTTCAACTGTTGAGGTTTCCGAATTGTTCTTGTATTTACCACATATCCACTTTTGGACAAATGAAATTAACAATGTGTCATTGCTTCCATTGATCATTCGTATTGTGTCAGGAGTATATTCTATCTTTGTCTCACCAATCCAAGATTCAATCCATTTAAATGGACTTTTGCCAGTATTGTAATAAAATTGAACAAGGTCACCATCGTCATTAATGCGCGATTCGGACTTACTTATAAGTCGATTTAGAGAATCATAAAAAAAAGTCTCACTATAATTCTCATTATGGTTTGAAAGATCGTAAAACATCTTTCTTGACATACTTACTATTGTTGAGTCTGGATTTGGGTTAACTTTAACGTTATCCTCTTGAGAATCTTTGTTGCAACTTATGAATGAAACAAGTATAATTAAGACTAAGATCGATTTAATAGCTCTAACTTTCATTGAATAAATTTTTAACTAATAGTAGAATAAGATGCTGTTTA